GTTGCTGACTTCGGCTGGTTGGCTGTGTTTATATCCACGGCTTTCCCGCACAGATGACAGCGTTTCCCGTGGGCCTTGATTACATCTGCCAGTGATACGGGAGCGGATATTACATCCCTTCCTTTCGCACGGCGCTTTGCCTTATATGCCTTCTTGCACCGGCGAACCGATTCGCTATTGCGCCTAGCTTCCTGTGTCTTCTTGCGTGCAGCCTTCTTTGCGTTTTCTCGACATGGCGCGCATCGCTGAGAGTAAAACTCTCTTTTCGCGCCGCATTCTATGCAGGAATCTCCGGCAATCGCTGTATTGAATCTCTGCCGCTCGCGCACGCACTCAACCGAACAGCACTGCTTATCCTTTTGCCTCGCCTGAAACACGCTTCCGCAGTGCCTGCATGGTCGGTATTCCATGAAACAGGTCATGCCAAGTGCGGACCTTGGCGTGTCCTTGCCTTTATTCCGAGCTAGCCACTTGAACCCGCACTCACGCGAACAACACCGCGCGGCGTCCTTCTTTCGCTTGGGACGCTCAAACTTTTTTTGGCAGACCGTACACGTTCGGATATTTGCGCTTGTCATCTTCCGTCTTAATTCCGTGATGTGGCCGGCACATGCTTACGAGATTCTCCGCGTCGTGTGTGCCGCCAGCCGCAAGTGGCACATAGTGGTCCACTAGATCCGCCAACCGAACAATTCCAGCTTCCTTACACCACTCGCATAGCGGATCACGCGCCCGTTTAATCGCCCTGATCTTCTGCCACCGTCCGTCATACCCACGCGCCGTTGCGTGTGGCCTGATGTCTACCCTTGGTTGACGTTGTGGACAGGTGCCGGCGTGGGGCTCTCGGCAGCGTGCGCACCATCGGGGCGGGGCGGTTGGCATAGCATACTCATCCCCGCGCCTCGCCCATTAGCCCCAGGTTCCGCGTGTGAATCCAGGTGCTCGCACCCACCTTCACCACCTCGGCTTGCGCCGTTATCCGCGTGGCGATCTCGTTTGGCTCGGCTAGCAAGAAAACCCGCGTTACCGCTTTATCTTTGCGGCGCTGAATCAAACGCGCTACGCGGCCGGCGGTTTTGAGGATGCGCAAGGTTCGCAAGTCGATTTCTCGCCGCTTACCGCTTGCGTTTTCACAAATCACAGTCGGTCCGGCCAGTTTCCAGGTATCCACGCGCATCTCCTCGATTGGGAGCCCGTGAGGGCTGGCGACGTCTACCACCACTTCAAACCCCGTCGGAGGTTAAGACTGGCCATTCGGCAACAGCCATGCTCAATTACGAACTGTACAAGACGGTTCTCGGAATGTCAATGGGATTCTTTCAGCGTCTCCCGATCCAGCTCCAGCGCCAGTATCCGACCGCCCTGCATTGTTAGCCGCTGCTCTAGCGCCGATATCACCCGGCACTGCTCCTCGACCAGCGTATTCAGTCGTGCGATTGCCGCTTGGCTGGTTAGGTGCTCGGACGGAACTCGTTTCATAGCGTGCCCCCAGCGCAACTGCATTTCCCGCTGAAGTGGTACGGCTGTTTGAGCGGATTCCCCTGCTCGTCCACCATGCCCTGCACCCTTACCCACTTCGTGACGCGGATTTCTCCACCTGCGCATCGTGCCTGGTGGTGGATCTTTTCGAGCCCGCGCGAGTTTGGATCGTAGTCCCAGTACGTCAACCCTGGAATCTCGCGCCCGCACCCGCCCGTATTTGCCCTAGGAGCTTTGTTTACCGGCTGCCCATGCTTCGCCTCGTTCAGCGCGTCCGCAATGTCTTGCGGCCCCGTTGGAAGCGATTTACGGGCCAGTATGAGATCCACCGCCGCCCGAGCGTGCGCCGCGTCGGCGGAGTGGCTGGCGAGAACGTCGATCAGGCTGGTGAACGTCTCCGGTGCCATGAAGCCGAACCCCTGGAGATTCGACATTCTGTTGAGTTGGGCGGTGGCCGTGCCGCGGTTACACGGCATCGTCCACCTCCAGCCCGGCCTTGAGGTCAACCGGCCCGAACCTTCGCGGCGCCCGTGGTGCTGGCGGTGCTTGCGAGTACGTGCCGTCGCGGGTCCACCATTGCGCCTGCTTCGTCCGCAGGTCCGGGTTGGCATCGTAGGCCGCCCGCCACTTGCGGACGCTGGCAGTGTAGGCCATGCAAAACCCGGCCGGGTTGCCCTCGAAGCTGGCCGACTTCTGGAACTCGCCGCGCATGGCCGACGCCGTGAGGTTGACATCGCCGCCGGCCGGCAGCTGCTCACATGCGAACTTCGCCGCCGTCTGGAAAAGCTCGTCCGGGTCTGGTCCGTTGCCCTCGATGCGGAGTTGCTGAGGCGGGGGCGGGGCGGGCGTCAGCGCGCCATTCCCCCTCCCCCCTTCCACATTCAACATTCCACATTCAACATTCATACCGGGAACCCCCCCTATCATAGAGGCAAATCCCGGGGAACTTTGGGGAAATCGTCTATGATCGGCCAATGATAGGCCCTTTCCCCAGGATTCCCCGGGATTTGCCTCTATCATTGACGTATCATCAAGCGTTTCCCCAGGATTCCCCGGGGAACTTTGGGG